GAGGCAGGATATTCTCGGACGTCCATTCCATACTAATAACATACATGGATTGCTGTGTCGGGGAAAGAGAAGGTACAGGGGTTTAGAAATATAACGGCAGGCATAACCGGGGAGCGTTAGCGACTCCGAGTTAATGCCATTGTTAGTGTGATCTTTTATGGAGAATAGAAATGGGTGAAGAGGCAGATTATTTAGAAAGCCAGTCTGATGGCGGTGCTGCTGATGCTATGCGCGAGTATGATCAGCAGGAATATTACAAAGGTCTGAGCAAAAAAGAAGCCAGATATCACGACAATAAACGCTCTGGTGTTGGCACAACGATTCGTTGCGCTAACTGTGGAAAACGAATTTTGAAGAAGTCGCACCAGACTCAATTTTGCAGAAACAAAGGAAAAGGGAACTGCAAGGACACTTACTGGAATAATGTGAGCGATACCCGGCGCGAAAGATCGCACAGGTTTTCACACTAACGCTGTATTAACTGGGCCGCTGATAGCCTTAAATAAAAATACGGGGTCTACCGGCTCCAGTTGGATTACTTGTTAGTTGAGGTGTTAACGATGGAATGGAAACAAAAAGGTTTTGCAGTCGTATCTGTGGCAAGAGCCGGACAAAAGGCAATGCCGATGGTTCATTCTTTTTCCTCTGCTGAATGGGAGGCGCAGAGCGATAAGCGCAAGGCCGAACAATTGCCCGAGAATTTGCGTGAAGGGCTAGAAATTGTGCCTGCGACATTAACATTTGATATGAGCAACTAACAAGGAGCTAAGTTGCCGCGATCAGCGGTCTACTTAGCGGGCTGTTATGGTAAGTATATCAATAATAGCTACACAACAAACAAGAGGAGTAGAGATGTGGCATACAAAGAAATGACAGAATACTGGAAAGAGCATGGTATCGAGCCGGTTCAGCAGGTAGTTGTGGCGGCGGCATGCTTTTTGTCACATTGCCAACCTATCCTTGTTGGCGCAAGGCATTGGGATAGCGTGATGCGTGGACAGTTTGCGGGGATAGAGGGGCGTAGCGCCATTCCTAGTGGGGCATGGAAACAGGGTTTTATTGACCAATTTGGGACATTTCTTACTCGTGAAGAGGCTATGCAGATAGCGAAAGCGGCGGGGCAAAAGATCGATATTAATCGTGGCTGCGGCGGAAACGATAAAAAGCTTTACAGCGAAGGGCTTTATTAGTCACACAACAAACAAGAGGAGCGGAGAGATGTACGTGTATATTTTTGAGGACGGGCAAATAAAAACAGCATCAACTTTTGATGATGACGATATGGCAAGCTGTGATATGGGCGTTATTGATGTAATAGATATTAGTGGAGAGAAGCCGAAACAATACCATAATAATAACTGGCACGACCTAGAGAGCGCGGACGATGCCCGCACAACATAAGGAGAGAAGAGATGGCTGGTATCGAATTTATACTTATTATTACAATAATCTTTATTACTGCTTACGCAATAATGAGGTTTTATAGGAATGCTAGCTCTATTGGAAAAAAGATGGGCGTTGTGACGCTTCATAAGCCAACACTTGACGATATGAGAGTGTTTAGGGAGTTGGGGTACAGACTAAGCCACGACGAAAGCTATGGAATACTAGGGATGCATGGGGCTAAAAATCGATGAAAAAGTGGGTGATAAACGATCCCCAAATACGCTCTAATGCCGCCAATGCTGTTATGGCTATACGTGGGGAGGATAACTTAGAAGTCATCATTCAGGAGCATAAGGAGAGCAAGAGCGGGGAGCAAAGGGGTTTCTGGCACGTTTTAATCAAGATTATCAGCGATGATACAGGATATCGCCCTGATGAGGTCAAAGAGATGCTTAAAAAGCGGATACTCGGCACTAGAGAGATTAAAATCGGCGGGTTTCAAACAGAGGTAACGGTAAGCTCAGAGTCGAGGGATAAAGTCGGATATTCTGAATTGATCGAGCATACCTACCAATTAGCGGCAGAGGCTGGGATTGTGCTTCCGTCATCCAGATATAACGGATAGGATAGATAGAGATGTTAAAGCGCGATGGGGTTGATTCTAGCGGGTGGTATTGCTAAAAATAATGAAAAAACCAATTAAGCAGAAAACCTGTAAAATCTGCAAGGAGAAATTCACCCCTTTTCAGCCGTTGCAATCTGTCTGCACCAATAATGGCTATGCATGCGCCAGAGAGTTCGCCAACAGACAAAGAGAAAAGCAGATCAAGAAAGAGAAAAAGGAGTTTAACGCCGAAACAAGGCGGATGAAGGAAAAGATCAAGACCAGAAAGCAATGGGCTGAGGAGGCTCAGGCCGCGTTTAATAAGTTTATTCGGCTAAGGGATGCGAGAGATCCGTGTATTAGCTGCGGAACCACCGACCAGAATATCCAATATTGCGCAGGCCATTATAAAACGAGAGGGGCATACCCTGAGCTACGCTATGAGGAATTGAACGTACACAAACAATGCAATAAGAACTGCAACCTTCACTTATCTGGCAACATAATCAACTACAGGCCGCGTCTAATCGAAAAGATAGGGATTGATAAGGTTGAATGGCTGGAGGGTCATCACGAGCCTAAAAAGTACACCATAGACGACCTAAAGCGACTAAAGGCGACTTATAACAAGAAAGCAAAAGAAATAGTAAATAAATAATAAATATGCGTGAATAGCATTGACAGTTACGCATAAAAAGCCTAAGCTAAGGCATCTTAAATAAAATCAGATGGAGAGAGAAGATGGTTAAGTATAGGACGGAGGATAATTTTTATGGAGAGTTAATCGAGCCTGTAGAGGTTGAGCGCGAAACCGCTTCAAGCGTTTGGATTAATGGTAGGAGAAACGCAAAAATAACAGACTGGCGTTGCTACCATGATACATGGGGCGAAGCTAAAGCGTATCTCCTTAAATTGGCAGAGTCCAAGTTAAATTCTGCGCGAAGATCTTTAGAGTTGGCGCAAGGCACTTACGGAAACGTAAAAGGCTTGAAGCAATGAAAAGTCAAAAGCCATCAGCGGTAGCCAACCGAGCAAAGCGCAACAAGATGCGCGAAGAGGGGCGAGTAAAGGTGAGTTACTTCATTATGCCAGACCAAAAAGAGCGGGCGAATAATTATATGCTAACCCGTCTAAAAGCAGTTAAAGGTAGCTAATAACATGGGCAGATGATAGTCCATAAGGAGATTATAATGGGTGAATTATTTAACAATTTAACAATAGCATTAACACCGTCATCCGAAGATATGGCGATGATTAAGGCAACAGAGGATTTTTTCATGGAGGCGTTCGCAACACCAAGCATTGAAGATTTTAATATAACTATTATCTCAACTACTGAGGCAAGGATTTACTATACCCTCGGAGATGAAGAGGTTGAAAGTATCGTTGATATTAACGCCAACTATTCGCCTAGAGAGCCTATGACATGGGAATACCCCGGATCACCGCCTGAGGCATGTATAGAAGAGGTGTTTGGGCTATCGGTATCTGAGAGGCATGAGTGGGATAAATGGATGGGGGAGAATGATATAGAGCCAGATTTGCTGTACGCATTTGAAGGAAAAGACGATGACAGATTCTAATGAAGAGATAACAGAAGAAGATCAAGACGCTATTGATTACGCATGGGGTGAAGCCTGTTCTCAGCCCGATCTGGTAGATAACTATGAAGATAGAAGAGGTGAGTAATGGACATTGAAGAGCTTAGAGAGCCACTTAGAATCGAGCAAATTGATTTTAGAGTGCAGTCTATCAATAAAGGCGGATATGCAACCATACTGGCATACAAGGACGCTAGGGTGGATATGAATCGCCTGAACGCTGTGTTCCCGCTCAAATGGCAGCGAAAGCAGGAATCTATCAATGGGCGACTGTTTTGCTCGGTTGGTATTTACAATGACGATATTAAGGAGTGGGTGTGGGTTCAGGATGTTGGCACAGAATCAAATGCCGAGAAAGAGAAGGGGCAGTCCAGCGACGCATTTAAGCGAGCATGCTTTAACCTTGGGATAGGTATTGAGCTTTACGATTACCCCCAGATTAGCGTGAAGCTGCGCCAAGACGAATGGGAGATGCGAAAAGGGAATGATGGAAAAGAGCGCCCTTCTGCAACATGGAACCTAAAGCTAAAAGAGTGGATGTGGTATTCCGATTTCGAAGAAGGAAAGATCTCGCGCCTTGTAGCTGTTGATTCAACAGGATCAACTAGATTTGAGTGGGGAAGAAAGCTGCCAATCACGCCAAAAGTTAATATTAACCCAAAAGCGAAAAAGGAATTCGTGGTACAGGTAAAGCAATGCCTAGCTGATGCTGATGTAGAAGGTCTTAATGAGCTATTGTCTGAGTGGGATGCAGACGAAAAGGCCGTGCTTTGGAAGGAGTTTAATTCTCAACAACGTGCAGCAATTAAAGATTTAACAAAATAATACCAACCAATAGAGGAAATAGAAAGATGGCAAAACAACGACTAGCAATTAAAGTTGGCGAATACCAAGATAAAAACGACCCGACGAAGATGAAGGGCGAATATGTGAAGCTCGGCGTAATGCTCGACGGGCAGAATGGGGCATATATCCTGATAGATCCATCGGTAAGCCTTGCCGGATGCTTGCAAAAACAGAACATGATGAACCATCGTGCCGGAAAAGAGGTTCGGGATACTCTTATGGTGTCAGTATTCGATGATCAGCAGCAAACCCAACAGCCCAATGACTACGCCCCACAAGGATCGCCGAATAATTACGGCGGATCTCCATCGAATGGATCTGACGATACGCCGTTCTAGTCTGGAATAAAAAAAGCCCCTCTGATGAATGAGGGGCTAAGGAGATGAATGGAGATTCATTGTTAGCGATAATACCCCATAATGGATATTGATACAAATAATCTGTTGGTATATTTTTTATTGCATAACGCTTGCGATAACGCGACTGAGCCGCAAGGCGAAGGTCGCTGTTAATTGCGTTGTTAGTTTTCGACTTAAACGGAGATGAGAGCATGAGAATAGATAAAACTGAACACGGTGTAACTTTGTGGGACGACAACAATAAATGGATATTAGACGCCTCAACAGTTGCTGATGATGGTGAGATAACGATTGATACAAAGGCTTTTGATATTAAGTACAACACCAAGAAACAGAGGATGGTGCTGAAACTCAAAGAAAACTAACGCCATACTAAAGCGGCCGCACGATGCCACAACCACGGAGCCGAGAACTATCACGGCTCGATTTTAAGTTAATTGTTATATTCAAGGTAAGCCGTATGCAAAGGGTATCTAAAAAGAAAAGGAAGAAGCAGCGTAAAGCGGTTGGCTATGAGGAGCAGCCTGCAACGTGCCGATCTTGTGTTAACTATGAAGGCGGCCTTGTAGTGGATGGCTGTAGATACCAAATGAGGTGCGTGCTACACGAGTTTGGGGTTAACCCAAGTGCTGTTTGTAATGATTGGGAAGATCGAAGTGGCGCTGTGCTTGAGAGAATATAACGGCTTGGCTGAGAGGCAGCAAGCCACACTTAACTTAAACAAAACCGATGGAGACTATGAGCATGAAAAATTTTAAACAAACATCGCGGCTTGCTGTCCTTTCTAGCCTGTTGTTAGGTGCCTTTGCACTGAGCGGGTGCTCAACTGGAGACAGACCGATGACAGACGCTGAAGATATTAAAACGCGATGCCTTGATGGGGTTACTTATTACCTCTATCGGGAAACGGCAGGATATTCGGGTTACGGATACATGAGTGTTAAATTTAACCGCGACGGATCAGTGAATACTTGTGGCACCTAACGACCATGCTCACCGGGGCGAAGCGAAGCGTAGCATCCGTGTGGTGCTAATTGTTATATTTTTATTGAGGAATTTAGAGATGCTTAGAACAAGCGAAGAACCAAGAAAGGCTGCAGCAGAGGCTCAAAACTATTGCGAAGTGAGCCTTGGTTATCATGTCGGGGCGATGCTGGTTATTAAGTTGCGAGACAACTGGAAAGAGAGGGTTTACAGAATAGGATCTCAACAGGGATGTAACAGTTACCGTGTTGGCGATGTTAATAATGGAAAAGGGTTTAATTTTTATCCTTCCATTCACCCGCATGAGTTCGTTGAAATATAACAGTGTGTTATACGTCTTATGCAAGGTGTAGGATTAAAAATCAATGACTTACAAAGATAATAGGAAGGCTAGAGAGCTATGGTCAAAACAGGCTGTAGTGAAGAAAGTCGCTCTTACCCAAGATTTAGGAGAATGGAATAATGAGCATTAACGAAGAACAGATAGATAAAGGCAAAAAGCTAACAAGTAGAGTGCCATACCGGGAAGCCTTCCAGCGTGGAGCTAGTTCTAGGGATGATGAGATTGAATTGTTACAGCTAGAGAACAAAGCGCTAAAGAATCGGGTTGAGAGGCTTGAGAGGGCGATGGACATAGATATTGTTGAGTATGTTAGCAATGAGCTTGACTCTGTTGAAACTGACAATATAAGAGCTTGCTCATTTCTTGCAGGCGCAGTTAAACAGGCGCGAGCTATTAAGAGTAAGCTCCTATCCCAACACAATACAGATAAGGAGAATGGACATGGGTGATTGGATTAGTGTTGGGGATAGGTTGCCCGATAATGAGGTTCTATTAACGAACGGAATAACTCATCTGATTGGGTACGTTAATGATGAGCTGATGGGCGAAAGTGAATACGAGGTACTTCCAGGAGTAACCCACTGGATGCCTCTACCAGAACCACCCAACACAGACAGCAAAGGAGAGAAGTGATAATGAGTAAAGGAAGTAACAGGCGACCATCACAAGTCCCTCATATTCATGAGGCTACTAATTGGGCTATGGCATTCGGTGAAAAATGGCAAGCGAAAGACATGGAAGGAAATGAGCTGGCAGTAGGAAAGACTTACGAAGAGGCGAGAGATAAGGCGCTAGCTACTACACCGGATGATCTTACATTTTCCATCATAAGAGTAAGATGATATAATTAACTATGGAAAGTGAACATACAGATCGTGATTCCGAATTAGTTAGCGATGTTTCGGCGATGCTTGAGGGAAAACCAATAGGAGAATCCCTTAATGCGATGATCGCCATTATTATTGGAATTATTGAGGCAAGCCCAAAGAAAGAGGGTGCGATTATACGCACTGCTGTTATTAAGGCGCTACGGTAGAATTGTTATGGCTAGAGGACGACCTACAGACTATACTCAAGATATTGCCAATAAGGCATGGGAATATGTTGATAATTACGAGAATCATGGTCATGCGATCCCTAGCGTAGTTGGTCTATGTAAAGTATTAAAGCGTGGAAAATCAACCATTTACGATTGGGCTCAAGACGAAGAAAAAGAATTCTCGGATATATTAGCCGCTATTAATGAAAATCAAGAGCTTGTAACATTCAATAAGTCTCTTACTGGGGACTATAATCCAACTATAGCAAAGCTCCTACTAGGCAAGCATGGATATCATGATAAGCAGGATGTTAATGCTTCGGTAAGGGAAGTGTCTCACGAAGAATGGCTTGACTCGCTTGAGTGAAGAAAACAAATCAAAACACCAAAGGCTAAAGGATGATTTTTTATTCTACGCCAGAAACTGCCTAAAGATCCGAACAAAGAGCGAAGGAACTAAACCATTTATTCTCAACAAGGCTCAAGAATACATCCATGACCGCCTTGAGAGGCAAAGAGAAGAAACCGGCAAGGTTCGAGCGATAATACTCAAGGGGAGGCAACAGGGAGCGTCAACATACATTGGCGGTCGCTTTATGTGGCGCGTTACCCATTCAAAAGGCGTTAGGGCGTTTATCCTCACACACGAAGATGATGCAACTCAAAACCTATTTGATATGTCTAAGCGGTATTATGAGCATCTTCCTGAGTTCGTAGCACCTGAAAGAAGCTCAAGCAATGCAAAAGAGCTTATATTTAATAGGTTAGATTCAGGGTATAAGGTAGGAACAGCAGGAAATAAGTCAGTAGGAAGATCGCAGACTAATCAATTATTTCACGGGTCAGAGGTAGCCTTTTGGCCTAACGCAGCAGAACATGCAAAAGGGATCTTGCAGACTGTTCCTGATGCTCCAGATACAGAAGTTATCTATGAATCAACAGCTAATGGGGTTGGGAACTTTTACCACATACAGTGGAAGCAAGCAGAGGCCGGGCTAAGTGACTTTATAGCAATATTTGTCCCTTGGTTTTGGCAAGAGGAGTACGCTAAGAGTGTTCCTGCTGGATTTTTCCCTGATGATGAGGAGACGGATCTTATATCTCAGTATGGGCTTACTGTAGAGCAGATATATTGGAGAAGGTTAAAAATAGTTGAGCTATCATCTGACGGAACCGACGGAACCGTATCGTTTATGCAAGAGTACCCAATGAATGCAGCAGAGGCATTCCAAACTACCGGCGCTGATGGGCTAATAAAGGCTGCTCCTATTGTAAAAGCAAGGAATACTAAAGTTAATGGGTCTGGGGCGCTAATAGTTGGGGTAGACCCCTCAAGAGGAGGGGATAGGTTTTCTACCATCAAAAGGCACGGGAGAAAGGCTTACGGCCTAAAGAGTTGGAAGGGCGATGCTGTAGACTCGCTCGGAAAGGCTGTATCAAAATGCAAGGAGATACTCGACGAGGTAGATGAAGAGGCTGGGAAAGTCCCAGATATGATGTTCATTGATGCCGGGGGCGGCGCTGATATTGTTGATCGCCTGCATGAGCTTGGATACTCTGATAGGGTGAAGGCTATATATTTCGGTGCCTCGCCATTAAACAGCAAGAAGTATATTAATAAGCGCGGCGAGATGTGGGGGACATACAACTTATGGCTTAACGATGAGAATATGGAGGTTGAGCTTCCAGATAGTGATAGCCTTCAAGCTGATTCGTGCGCATCTCCATATAGTCGAGATAGTCATGATAGAATAGTACTATGGAAGAAAGAGCGGATAAAAAAAGAGTATGGCTTTTCTCCAGATGAAGGCGATGCTATAGCCCTTACTTTTGCAGAGCCAGTTAATTTAGATAAAGCCGTCGAGCTTGAGTTTGATTCACTATGGAATTAGTACAATGCCAGATTATAACAGTCATGAAACAGTATTAAAGCTACTCTCTACAGACCAAGAGCCGGAAGTAGATAACCGCGCAAAAGTCCGTGAGGTTACACACTTCACAGAGAAGGAGGACGGACAATGGGAGCCTGACGTAGTCAGCAATATGTCTGGACGACCTAGATACACGTTCGATAAGTGTAATCCTGTCATCGACTCCATAGCCGGGGAAATTGAACAGGCTGATTTTGGCATCAAGGTTCGTCCAGCCGGAGGAGAGTCGACAAAAGACCTTGCCAAACTATATAGCGGAATAATTAGAAATATTCAATCAATGTCAGATGCCGTCAATACGGTATTTAATCCAGCAGCTCGTCAGATGACGACGGCCGGATTTGATGCGTGGCGTGTTACTCAGGAATGGGGTGATAGCGACTCATTCGATCAAGATCTGTTTATTCGCAAGATATCAAACCCTGCTGACAGAGTGTGGTTCGACTCAGGGGCAGAGCTTCAAAACATGAGCGACGCTAGGCATGCGTTCGTTCTTCATGCTGTAGTTAAAGATGAGTATATGGAAAGATGGCCTGATGGTAAATGTTCATCTGTTGGCGACGCTAGGGACGAGACAGTTTATTACTATAAGCCAGACTTCGTTATTATCGGAGAAATCTTATATAAGAAAGAGACTACAAAAGAGCTTGTATTGATGAGCAATAACGCGGTCTATGAGGACGATGAGAAGTTCCAATCCGTCGTGGATGACCTTCTTGCTAACGGCATTAAAGAGGTTAGACGCAGAAAGAGCAAATCACACATTGTATTTAGCCGTAAGTTTGATAACGATGGATGGCTTGAAAATGAAGTAGAGACGGTATTCGATTACATTCCTGTCATCCCTGTTTATGCCAACTTTAAGGTGTCAGAGAATAAAGTGATTTACCGTGGAGCGATCAATACCATGATGGACTCTCAGCGCGTATACAATTATGCTCAGAGCCGAGCCATTGAGGAGGGGGCCTTATCGCCTAGAGGCAAGTATTGGATGACTAGAGAGCAGGCTAAATTAGATAAAGCCACGCTTGATACGATGAACACCAACGCCAATCCAGTGCAAACATATACCCATGTAGAAGGACATCCTCCACCATTCTGGCAGGGAGGCGCACAGATTAACGCTGGATTACAGCAAACAGCCGCCGATATGTCGGGCAATATCATTGAATCGTCTGGGGTATTTGCTGCTAACCAAGGCAACGCGCCTCAACAGTCAGGTGTTGCTATAGAGTTGCAGCAGAACAAGGGTGACAACTCAACGATTAAGTATTTCAAATCACAAGAGATCGCCATTACTCATACAGCAAGGATTATTGTCAACGCAATCCCTAAAGCATACGATACAAAGCGCATTGTTAGGATTATTGGCGAAGATGGAAGCTCTAAAGAAGAGACTATCAACGACGAGATCTACGACCAAGAGCAGGGTAAGATGGTCGCATTAAATGATATCAGGAAGGGCAAATATGACGTTACTTGCGATGTTGGCCCAGCCTTTAAATCACGACAACAGGAAACAGCTAGGGCGTTCCTTGATGCGGCTACTATTGATCCGTCGTTACTAGAGTTTGGGAAGGACATCTGGCTAAGCAATCAAACGGCTCCCGGATTCGATGCTATGGCAGAGAGAGCCAGAAAGAAGCTTCTGGAGAATGGAGAAATACCAGACGATCAGATGACCGACGAAGAGAAGGAGCGGGCTCAAGCATTAATAGAGCAGGCTCAAGCAGAGCAGGAAGCAGCGGCAAACCAAGAGCCGTCCGTTATGGATCAGGCTATTGTAGAGCAAACGCAGGCTAATACAGCCGATGTTGTGAGTCGAGCCAATGAGCGCAATACAAAGGCCGCTCTATCTCAAGAGAAACAAGACTTTGAGGAACTGAAATACGCGCGAGAGCTAGACCTTAAAGAGCGTAAGATGATTATTGATATGCTTAATACACAAGCCCAAACCCTAAAAACAATCAAGGATAGTATGGGGGTTGATACGATTGTTGGTGAAGGGAATGTAGATACCTACGCAGAACAAGTCGATGCGGTTGGCGACACCCAAGAAATGATTCCAGATGAGGACTAATCCTCCTCTAGTTTGTATTTAAGTCCACGACACATGCTAATAAGCTGGTTCCTTAACCGCTTGTTATTGCACCGCCTGTTGTATGTGTCGTATGGAATCCCCCAATAATTACAGGCTTCTTTAACTAGCCATCCCCTAGAATGTATTGTTCTTGTGAATTCGTTCATTATTTAGTTTAAGGATTTATGTTGTATGACGCGAATTCCTTGTCGTCACCGCTTGATGATATAGATATGTCAACTCTTTTTATTTTACTAGACGACTTCATTATAGCAATCACCAATTCGTTCATTAGTTGTTTTACTTCTTTTTCGTCAAGAACTTTAGATATGTCTATGTCCATCAATATTTCTCAGTCACTTTAATTATACCCATAATCGCCACCCCAATGATTTAAGTCTTTGGTAAAGAAGAATAGCCTCATATCTCCGACAAAACCTCGTTATTAGCACGATAAAACCTCTATCTATCAACAGTCTACCACAAATTTTATAATATAACCTACACAGTACGCGACTTTATCGCGGATTATTACTCGAAAGAGGCAGAAATATTATGAGCGAGCTACAGACTGAGTCGGTTGATGATGGAATTACCCTTGATAATGATCATGTCGAGGATATTGAAAATCAACAGCAAGACGAAGGAACCGTTGAAAGCGGATCGGATTTAGCCACCGAAGCTGAGGAAAAACAGGATAAAGCACAAGATGGTGTGCAGAAGGCGATTAATAAGCAGCATGCTAAATTCAAAGAGGAGGAGCGTAAACGCATCGCCTCAGAGGATGAGGCTAGAGAGCTTAGAGAAAAGCTAGAAGCTATTGAGGCAGAGAATGGTGATGTAACTATTCCGCCTATGCCGGATGCCTATGATGAAGATTTTGATCAGAAGGTAGCGGCAAGAGAAAACGCCATCAGGCAGCAAGCGGTACGTGATGCGCAACAAAGTGTTATAGCAGAACAGAAGGTTGCTGCCAAGAAAGACGAGGAAAGAGCAGAGCAAGATCGGATTAACTCGCTTGTAAGTGGGTATGAAAAGAGAACGGCTTTACTCGGACTTGATGCAAATGAAATATCGAAAGCTGGTGATGTTGTGGTTAGTTACGGTATAGCGGGAGAGTTGGCAGAATTCATCCTTAATGATGACGATGGCCCACTTATCACAAAATACTTAGCAGGTAATCCACTTGAATTGGATGATTTGCGAAATATGCCGATCACACAAGCCACTATTAAGATTAATTCAACCATCAGGGAATCCGCGTCAGCAATGAAACCGCAAGCATCGACAGCCCCAGATCCAGTGGAAACACTACAAGGTCGTGGAGCAAGCGAGAAGGTAGACCCCTTTATTGCCGGTGCTACATTTACATAATATTTTTGGAGTAGTAAAATGGCTAATAATTTTGACTCAAACTTTACGCGACAGCTCGCTAAGGTTTTCGTAAAGAAATTCGAGACTAATCGAGTTCTTTCTAAAAACGTCAACACTCAATTGCTTAAAGGGCGATTCAGTGAGGATTCAGGGGAGAACGTTGATTTTAAACGCCCAACTGACTATATCTCGCAGCGAACAGCGGGCGGTGATATTTCAGGAACTACCGCAAGCTCTATCATCACAGGTAAAGCTACAGGTACAGTCCAGAACTATTTTACCGTAGAGGTAGATTATTCTGAGGCAGATGAAGCGCTTAAGATGGGTCAAATTGACCAGTTGCTGGCTCCTATGGCGACACGTATTGTGACTGACTTGGAGCTAGATTTCGCATCATTCATGATGAAGAATACCGCACTCCTTAATGGCACATACGGAACTGCTGTAACTACATGGGATCATGTGGCTGGTGCTGGTGCTGTAATGGAATCTAGCGGCGTACCGATGGATGATGATTGGATTTATGCTGTAAATCCTTACACTAAGACATCACTAGCAAGCAATCAGCGTTCATTGGGAGCTGGTGGTTCAGCCGGTGAGTTGATTTCTAAAGCCCATCAACGAGCCATTCTGTCTGATAACTTTGCTGGTATGAAGGTTATGAGTGCAACATCTCTGGCATCGTACACCTCAGCAACTACTGGTGACTTGGTGGGATCGCTGTCAGCGACCCCTACAGGCACGTATGTTGGCGCTAAGGATACAATGACGCAGAGCCTTGCCGTAACTGGTTTCGGAACTTTCACTGGAACTATTCCAGCCGGAACAAACATTCAGGTAACAGGCCGTAACCGCTTAAACCTTTCGACTCGTAACCCCATCATTAATGCGGCTGGAGCTAACATCCTATGGACTGCTACAGTGACGGCTGACGCATCGCTGACTACTGGTGCGGGTACGTTGGTTGTTACTGGTCCGGGAATCTTCGAGGCTGCTGGTCAATACAATACTGTTGACTCTGCTTTAACCTCTGGTGATGTTGTGACCATTCTTGGTGCAGATACTACCCTGTATCAGCCTAACCTATTCTGGCATAAGCAAGCGTTCTCAATTGGATCAGTCCCTATCAAGAAGCTGAATTCGACTGACACCCTTGCTACCACAGAGGATGGGTTACAGATGCGCGTATCTAAAGGTGTGAGCTTCCGGGAGAACAAGCAGATTGTTCGCTTTGACTTCCGTCCTGCTTACGCGGTACTTAATCCATTCTTCGCCGGTCAAGGTTGGGGATAATAACCGTAGCCCTCCTTGTGGGGGCTTCTTTTAATGGCTTTATTGTAGAGTCATTAAAAGAAAAGGAGCGGAATTATGAGTATTTGGGTAAAGCCTAACGGCAATGAGATCGAGATTAATGATGAGGATGCTACTATTAAGTATGCAGAATCACTGAGCTGGACTAAAAAAGGCGAGCCAAAGAAGCGCGGACGCAAACCTAAAGATAGCGCATAGCCATGCCAGAACAAGCAGGCGACATAATCAAGGATGCTCTAACTGAGATAACCGCTCTAGGTGCGGAAGCTTCGCTTGAAGCCTCTGACGCACAAACAGCAATGAGGTATCTTAATAGGCTAATGGCTTCTCTTGATGCCAAAGGAATTCCTTTAGGCTATACGGAAGTATCAAGCACCGCTGATTTAATCACAGTCCCAGCCGGGGCGATAGAGGGGATGGTATTTCTTCTTGCCGTAAGGCTATGGACACAATATTCAGATGGGGCGCCGCCACCTCCAGCTCTAGTCGCTAACGCTGTTAGCGGGCTTAATGCTATGGTTGCGCTGGCTGTAACTATTGGATCTACTGAGTTTCCCGGAACACTGCCGGTCGGGTCTGGAAATGCAGGCGGATCTATTCGGGGCGGTCGATTCTATACAGACCTTGAAAGTACCATTCTTGCAGAATCAACTGGATCGATTGGTCTTGAGGAATTAACATGACAACCCAAAGCAACTCTCGAAAGATATCAAACTTCCTTGCTGCAACAAGCGTACCAAGCGGGGCTTATTTCACGTATATATCAAGCGGCACAAACTACAAGATACTTGATTCTAACTTTTATTCTTCGCTTGGTGTTACTGGAACTATTACACAGTCAGGCTCACCAACAGGAACCCCTGTATTAAATAAGTCTGGATCGGTTAATAATATAAGAACTCTTGAAGATGGCTCTGGAGTAAAAACGTCCGTATCACCTGAGAATGGAATCATCATTGAGCATGATTTTTTAGAAGATACGGCGGGAGTCACCCTAGTAACTGACCTAACAGCAAAACAACCTAAGTTTAGATCTCTGGTAGCCGGGGCTGGTGTCAATATATCTGCATCAAATGGAGAGATTCAGGTATCTCTTAGCGCCATCCCAGCATCAACAAAAACCGTCATCGTTAATAGTATCTCAGACTTTCCTTCCGCATCTGGCGGGATAATTACTCTGGCAGATAATACGGAATACGCAATAAGGAACGATATATCTACAACCAACAGGTTTATAGTTGGAAATGATACCGTCATAGGCGGGTCTGATGCTGCCGTTGTTGCTCTGACATACACTGGATCTGGGGTAATGTTTACCTCTTCAAACAGCACATGGAAAGCAAAGGATATTGCTATAAATTGCACCGCCGGGACATTTGTCTCATTTTCTGGGTCTAGCGCTGAGATATTCCAGCTTGGGCGATGCGTTATTAATGCCGCAACCCTTGGAACGATAAGCGGGTTTAGAGGGATTCATTTCGATGACACTCAGATGGTCGCAACTACTAACGGATTCGCGTTTAGTGGATCTAATGGAGTTGGTTTATTTGAGGCTAATTTATCGACTATGAGCGCCGGGTTCCTATATGACTTAGGTGCAGCAACATTCGATGCGTTATCATTCACGGATGCGTTTGTAACACTCAACGGGTCTAGCGGGTTTCTTGCTGGAGCCGCTGGGTCTGCTAACATAACCGCCGGAAATTTAGGCGTAGTCCAAGATTGCCGATTCTTCGGTACTGGATCACCATTAACAACAATCACGGCTGATGATGTTAGGTGGGTATTCTCGTCAAATGATGCCATTGTTGACACCCATAAAGATTGTTTGATGTATCAGTCATCAAACACTACATCGACATCAATTGTAACCGCCGGGGTTCCGGTAAAGCTTGGAGGCGCGTGGACTAACCACCATTCGTCGCATTTTACAACTGACGCAACAGGGAAGATGACATATACAGGAACAAGAGACAAACATATCGACGTTTCTATGTCGTTTACTGGTGAGCCGGTTTCTGGATCAAACAAAAATATAGGGTATTTCTTTGCTAAGAATGGCGTAGCTATTCTCCCATCGAAGGCGTTAGCAAATATATCGTCAGGAGATCCAAAAAGAGTCACCGTGATATGGAAGGAGGATTTGACAGAAGGAGATTATGTCGAGGCTTTTGTCGAGAACAATACCGATACTATTGACGTGCTGGTTACTGATGCGGTGATGAGGCTTGGATAATGCCTAAGATAGACATTCCTATTGCTAACGGGTTTTATGAGTCTGAATCTCTCCCGATATCCGCCCAAGAATGTACGAATTGGTATCCGAATGTGGTGCAAACTAGCGGATTATCGCAAGAGACATTATTGGGAACTCCCGGAATCAATCAGCTAGTAACTACGGGCATAATTAATCAGGCAAATAGAGGTGCGCACGTAAAAGGAGGGATCCCTTATTTTATAAATGGAGGAGATCTTTATCGGCTTGACAGGGCTATAGATGCGAGCGGCGTAGAGACTTTCTCTACTACAACTCTAGGAGCTGTTGCGGGTTCTGGAAGGGTGTCTATGGCAGATAATGGCACCCAGCTAATGATTCTATCCCCCGGAGGCAAAGGGTACATATACAATGAGCTTGCAGGCACTCCATTTTTAGAGATAACAGATGTTGATTTTAATGCTAATGGCGCTCCTCAGCATGTAGTGTTTATAGATGGATATTTTGCTGTAACGACGGATTCTAAAAAATGGATAATTTCTGCATTAAATGACGGTATGACGTGGAACGCTCTTGATTTTGCATCTGCCGAGTCTGACCCAGACGATATCGTTGCCCCTATAGTTCTTATGAATCAGGTGTTCATCACTGGATCTGAAACAACAGAAAGCTCGCAAAACCAACCAAACGGCGCTGGATTCCCATTTGTCAGGTCTAATTTATTTATGAACAAAGGGTGCTTTGCTCCATTCTCTCTAATTAATGCCAATGATTCGTTTTTGATGATTGGAGGAGGTCGTAACGAGTCCCCGGCTATATGGCAATTTAATGGATCTGGTTTCTCAAAAGTATCTACAACCGCAATTGATAACGTGCTTTCAAAGTTTTCTGACTCAGAAATATTAGAGGCGTTTTCATTTACTTATGCAGATAAGGGTGAGTATTTTGTAGGATTTACAATAGGCAATGTGACGTTTGTTTATGGGGCTATAGCAAAGAGGTGGCATGAAAGAAAGTCATATATAGGCACCTCGGACTTGAGGTGGCGCGTTAATTCTCTTGTTACGGCGTATGGTAGAGTGCTTGTTGGTGATTCTCAAGATGGGCGAATAGGTGAATTGGATAGTGAAACATACACAGAGTATGGTGAGAATATTAGGCGAGTAATAGCTACACAACCTTTTTCTAGTTTGGGAATGGTTATCCGGGTTCCGATGGTGGAGCTTACCGTAGAATCGGGGGTTGGTAATTCTGCAAGAACTGACCCTACGGTTTCTATGGATGTTTCTGCGGACGGTAAGACGTTCTCCTACGAGAGAGCAAGATCGATGGGGAGGGTTGGAGAATATAATCAAAGAGCAGTTTGGTATAGAAATGGAAAGTTCAGCCGATTCGCAATATTAAGGTTTAAAATGTCAGATCCAGTTAAGCCATCAATTATAAAATGCGAGGCTTCCGTTGCCTGATATCGTACAGCCCAATCCAATATCAAAAGTTGTTACAGACTCAGGCGTTGCATCTGCTGAGTTTTACCGATGGATGACCCAAATAACCGCCAATGATCTAATTATAGGAACCGGATCACCAGAAGGGGTCATTGAGGCGACTATTGGAAGGGAGTATATGGACGACGCAGGACTTGCTGGGGCTGTAAAGTTCATTAAGCAGCTCCCAGATATTGCTGGGGACAGAACGATGGGATGGGTTGCTATATGAATATCGCAATCGCCCACGATATGGATTTGATAAAAGAAATCGTCACAGCTCCCGGAATGTGGGAAAGCATGGCAGAGGATGGCGTTACTCCAGACCAGTTTGTCGCAGAAAATACCCCGTTTAGCTTCTGGCTGCTGGCTACTGTATCAGACAAAGTTTGTGGTATAATTCTCGTCAATGTAGAAACATCAATATCTTTCAAGGTGCATCCGCACATGCTGAAAGAGTTCGCAGGCAAAGGCTACCTAATGATTAAAGAATTATTTAGGTGGTTTCTCAGGGAGACTACTGACCTCTCGAATAAGATATGTATAACCACGCCAACATTCAATAAGGCCGGTTATAAGTTAGCTGTAAAGCTTGGATTTAAAGACGAGGGACTATCTCGTCAAAGTTACAAGAAAAACGGCGAAATATTCGATCAATATATTCTCGGAATTACGCGAGATGAGGTTAAGGAGGTAGTTAGATGCCAACATTCATAACGGGCGCCCTATTAACAGCCGGGACAGTTGCGTCTGCTGCTGCCCCTGCGCTACCAGCTCTTGCTGGCATGGCTGCTGCATCTGCCTCGTCTCAGAGCCAAGCAGATACAGCGAACCAAGCAGCGGCGGCACGACAACAAGGGCTAGACAGAGCAGCAGCAGAGCAGAGCAGACAATTTGACATAACCCAACAGCAGGCAGCCCCATTTAGAGAGGCTGGTGTTGAGGCGCTTGGACAAGAGAGAGCATTAATTGGTCTGGCTGGAAAAGGTGCGCAAGATCAGGCATTTCGAGATTTTAACGAGTCTCCGGGGCAGGCGTTCCTTCGTCAAAGAGGCGAGCAGTCTCTATTGAGAAATCAGGCGGCAATCGGTGGGCTAGGAGGGGGAAATGTTCGATCTGAACTACAAAAGCAAGGGATCGGATTCGCTCAGCAGGACTTACAAAACCAACTCGCTAGGCTTTCAGCTTTACGAACCGGCGGTCAGATCGCAACCTCTAACCTTGCTGGACAAAGATCTGGAATGGCTGCGAATGTCGGAAACTTAGCAACGCAAGCTGGGCAGGCTCAAGCATCTGGAATTACTAGCGCGGGGCAAGCTAATCAGCAATTCATTAACCGCCTTGGAGCGGTTGGCGTTGGAGGTCTAGCGGGGTCTGGTCTTGCTGGAAGTAGGGCGCAAGCCGCTTTTGGCGGGTCTGGTGCTGCTGGTAGTCTTCTTGGTCTTTTATAGGGGTGTAACATGGCTGGATTAGGCGACATTTTAGGAAGATCTATTCAAGGCGGGCAGATGCTGCAAAGTGCTGGGGCTGCTGAGATCGGGCTACAAAGAGCTGAACAGACTCAGGCATTAAAGCAGGCCGCATTAGGCATGCCTATGAGTCAAACGCCCGGATCTAGTCAGGTCGATCAAAACATATCACCAACACAAGCATTGGCGCAGATGGCGGTATTAGATCCGGCTGCATTTGAAAGCATTAATAAATCAATAGGGCTAAATACTCAATCAAAGAAAAATGAGGCGGCTGACTTTGCCTTTAGAGTGCAAAATCTACCATTTGACCAAAGAGATGCAGCTATTCAGGAAAGAATTACGAGCCTTGAGTCACAGGGGCGCGATGCTACTCATACGAAGCAGCTTATCGGAGTTCCAGAGGATGTTCAGAATGAAACGCTTGCCGCTGTTCAGGTGGCTGCGTTGTCTCCTAAAGAGCGGGCTAATCTAGCATCTGGAGTCGGTATGTCAAAAACACAATTCGGGGCGCAAGAAACATTCAAGGATTCTGAGGGGACTATTTTCTTCGGAACCACAAAGAGAGATCCGCGCACAGGTGGTGTTGGTAGTGCCGTTGTTGCTGCTGACGGTAGCGAATCTAAGCCTGTAGGGAAGTTAAGTCTTGTGTCTGGGGCTGGACTAACATCTGCTGAAACAGTTACTCAAAGGGGCGAAATTGCTAGGCAAGAGGCTGACGTTAAAAAGACGCTTGCCAGAGAGACTGAGGGGGAAAAAGTAACAGGCAAGGAGCAAGCAAAGAGGCGACAGGAGCAGATTAATAGAGGTCTTGATGCTGCTGATAGCATGGCAAATCTAAAGAGAGCCGAGGATTTGCTACGCCTTGTTGAGACGGGTGGCGTTGATGCCGTATCTCTAAGAGCAAAGCAGCTATTCGGAGTTGAGGGGCAGAACGAAGCGGAACTATCAAACAGGCTCGGAAAGGCTGTATTGACTCAACTTAGGGCTACATTTGGAGCTGCGTTTACAGAACGAGAAGGGGCTACATTAGCGGATATTGAGGCTGGATTTGGAAAGTCCACAGCAGGCAATAAACGTCTAATTGCTCAGACTATTAGAATTGTTGAGAGGGCTGCAAATAGAGGAATTAAGGCTGCCGAAGCTGCTGGAGATGATGAGGCGGCTCAAGATATCAGGGATGCTTTAGAATTTACACTTGATGATTCGCCCAAAGGAAATAAAGTAGGCCGCTTCGTTGTGGAGGCTGAGTAATGCCAACGTATAAAATAACAGATCCAGAAACAGGAGCAATGCTTCGTGTTACTGGTGATAGCCCTCCATCTGAGACTGAGATTGAGCAGTTATTCGCATCTCAACAGCCAGCAAATCAAGATAAAAGTCTATTTGATCTTCCAGCGGCGGCTGCTCAGCAGGCCGGGTCTTTCCTTACAGGGGCTTTGGCTCAAATACCTTCTGGGATTGCCGGGGTCGCAGCCCTACCATTTGTTGGCGGAGAAAAGGCTGGGCAAGTAGTTAGGGATGTTCAGGAAGCCATGACGTTCAAGCCTACTATTGAGGGCGCAAAGCAAGGGGCGGAGATTATTGGTGAAAAGGCTGCCCCTATATCGAAAGCGGCTGAATTCATCCCCAAAACACTAGGCGACTTCACTCTGGATCTTACAGGATCGCCAGCCGCAGCCGCAGCCGCATACTCAGCGCCAACGCTTGCGCTGGAAATGATCGGATTGAAAGGGCTTCAAAATATTCGCAAAGGCACGAGGCTGATCGATCAATCTGGCAGGCCAACAAAGCGACTAAGAATTGAGTTAGATAAAAGAGGTCTTGATTATGACCTGCTATCTCCAGAGGCGAAGAATGCTATCCCACCAGTAGCATCCCCAGAAATGCTGCCCGGAGCAAATTTGCCAGCAAAAGCATCGGAGAAAGCTCTTGTTGAGCAGATAAAATCAGGTGCGCGGGATGACGCTCTAGCATCGCTCAGAGTTGTTGATGGGCGAGTGTCTGTTGATGGCCTCGGTAAAGAGGCTGTAAAGCAGGGATTTGAGCCGGGGCTGGTTCAGTCCGTAAAAACATCAAGCAAAGCTACAAAGTTAAAGATGCGCAAAATGACCGATATGATGCGTAAGATAAAAAAATCATCAAGGAAAGGTCTTGAGTTTAGGCCGTCAGACGTTGTTGGTGGGGCTGTAACAAGCAGAATTAAATTTATACGAGATAACGCGGATGCTGCTAGGAAGGAGCTTAATTTAATAGCGGCCACTAAATTGCGCGGAAAAAGTATAGACATATCTCCAGTAACAAAAAAATTACAGGAGTCTTTGTCAGATCTGGATGTCTCATTAGAAGATACCGCGTCTGGAATCCCAAAACCAGTATTCAAGGGCTCGTTGATATCAAAAGATAAAACGTCTAAAAGAATTATCAAGGATCTTGTTGATCTGCTCGGAGAGGATGTAGCGCCCGACGCACTAAGAGCGCACAAACTAAAAAAGCAGCTTGATATAATGATTGACTTCAATAAAAAGTCGTCAGCCGGACTTACTGATGCGGGCAAAAAAGTTCTTAAAGATATAAGAAAAGAGCTTAATAATTCAGTGAGAGCTGTAGACCCTAATTATGCAAGAGTAAACGATAATCTATCAAGCTCGCTTAATGCCCTAAATTCGCTCGATGAGTCAATCGGAACAATTGATATGTTCGGAAAGGGCGCTGATAAGGCGCTAGGTACTCGCATGAGATCTCTTTTAAGCAATCAAGCGAACCGCGTAAAAATGGAAAATGCCATTGATAGTATTGACGATCTTGCGTCAGGATTGGGCGGCAAGTTTGATGATAACGTGAAGGACTTGGTTATGTTTTCAGATGCTCTCGATAGCAGGTTCGGAACGCCTGCAAAAACATCGCTATCAGGTCAAATGGAGCAGGCCACAAGACAGGTGATGGATCAGGGTGTATCAAAAACAGCGTACCAAAAAGCCGGAGAGACTATCGGAAGGGGCGCAGAGAAATTGCGTGGAATCAATGACTTTAACGCATTTGAATCAATGCAAAGACTATTAAACGGCAAATAGAGGATATAAAATGGCACGAATAATCCAAGCATTTTCCCAGTTTTTTGATGATAACGGCGATCCGCTTGTTGATGGGTTTCTACAGTTTTATGAGTCTGGCACAACCACCGACAAGAATACTTATGCTGATGTAAATTTGTCCATCGCAAACACTAACCCTGTTGAGCTTTCTGGGGCTGGAAGATGCCGGAATGTCTTTGGCACTGGGTCATATAAGGTAATCTCATTTGATTCAGCGATGCAACAGATCCAAGTGTTCGATCCAGTTGGTGGAGACGCTGCCGGTAGTGGGTTTGCAGACTGGAATTCGCCAACAATATACACAGATGGAGATATTGTAACCGGATCTGATGGCTTGTATTACAGGTCTATAACAAGTGGAAATCAGAACCAAGATCCAATTTCATCAGCTGGAAATTGGGAAGAGGTTAGATTCATTGATGTTTATAATTTAAACATCACTTATGCAGAGGGTGATTTAGTTGTTGATTCTGTAGGACACTTATATAGATCGCTTGCGTCTGCAAATACAAACAACACGCCAGCAGATAATCCTGACAAGTGGGGCGATGCTACCAGTATAGCCAATCTATCGGCAAATACCCTAACACACAATATGACCTCGGATGCAGATTACACGCTATCAACTGCTGAGAACCTTTATGGCCGAGTGATAATCACAGATACCAATCCATTCCTGTCAACAGGTAGGAATATTGTCGTATCAGCTACAGAGCGCCTATTTATTGCTCAGAACGATACGTTGCAAACGCTTACGCTCAAGACAGCCGCTGGCACAGGGGTTGCAATCCTAGCAGGTTCATCGGTAGAGCTGCAATGTGACGGAACTAATGTGATTGTACCAAGCAGATCAATTAGTGACGGCACAAGCGAGATACCAAAGTCTACAGTGATAGCGGGCAGCGCTAAAGCGTGGGTTAGTTTCAACGGTACAGGAGCAGTAGCCATATTAGGATCGTTCAATGTGTCTAGTATCATAGATGGTGGCGTGGGTGTATATACTATGAACTTCATCACCGATATGCCAAATACAAACTATGCCTGTATGGGAAATACTGACAACACTACTAATTTTGCAGCGGTTATGGTAGGTATTAAAGCCTTATCAACTTGTGGTTTATCAGTAGGTCATCACCCTGTCAACACCCTAGAAGATAAAGCTTATGTGGCAGCAGCGGTACTCGCCTACTAATTTAAACCAACAACCTCCCATAAGGAGAACTTAAAATGTCAGATCAACGTATCGTATTTACAGTAGCAGGGGATGAAGTACCAACTAAAGTATTAGCCCCCGGATTCAGAGTCGATGAAAACGGAAATAAGCGAAGAACCACAGTAGCAGAAATGCAAGCTGATGTACCAGTAGGAGCAACAGCAGTTCGTGAGATTACTACCGCTGAACTTCCTGCTAACCGTAACTATCGTAACGCTTGGGATGATTCTAACCCTGAGAACTTCGTAGGCATCAACGCTGCTAAGGCTGGTGTGATTGCCAACAAACGTAGAACCGATAAACGTGCCGTAATATTTGCGCCTTATGAAGCCATTGTAGAGAAAGCTGCTAGGGGTACTCCGCTTAAAGCTAATGAGAACGCAGTAGACGCGGCACAAGCCATGACTGACTACAAGACAAATGTCGATGACGTGGCTCAGATTGCTATCGCTGCTGGTGTATTGGCAGATGATTGGACTGCTATTGAAGCTGCTGAAGTAGCTGCTGGTCTTATCTAACTAATCCATTTGGGGTAGAATGATGAAATGCTTTTGGAATGTTTTAATATCAATTGATCAACTGGGAAACACTGCTGATGATTAAGATAATACCACCAATACGCGGCACAGACTCGCAAGGATCATGACTATGACGCTGGGACAAAAGCAGAAGATATTTACCAGACTTGTTGGCCTACTTATCGAGTACGCCTACCAAAACGGCTATGAGCTTACTATGGGGGACGGATACAGGGATAAGAGGGTGTTCGGTGATGTCGGAGAAAAGAAAGGATATGGCGCATCAAGATCTAACCACAAGATCCGACTTGCTCATGACTTCAATCTTTTTAAAGATGGAGAATACATGACTGAGACCGAGGATCATAGAGATCTTGGTGAGTTCTGGGAATCTCTGCATGAATCGTGCGTGTGGGGTGGACACTTCAATGATGGAAATCATTATTCAATGGAACATAACGGGAGTAAGTGATGGCATTTGATTGGAAAAGTTTGGTTGGCAGTGTCGCTCCTACAATAGCAACAGCATTAGGTGGGCCAATGGCTGGAATGGCTGTAAAGGCGATTGCAGGAGGATTAGGGCTTGACGATAGCGCTAGTGAGTCCGACATAGCAAAAGCCTTGCAGGGAGCATCCCCTGAGACTCTAGCGGCAATACAGAAGGCCGATCAAGAGTTTGATGCGAAAATGGCCGAGATTGGGGTTGATCTCGAAAAAATAGCCTCGGATGACCGCGTATCTGCCAGAGATATGCAGAAATCAAACAAAGCGTGGATTGTGCCATTGTTGGCAGGAGTCACCGTAGCCGGATTCTTTGGTGTGGTATTCTGGGTCTTGACTGGCAACGTATCGCTGGAAAGCACCTTATTAGGCTTTGTCCTCGGACAGGTCTCAGCCAAGGCCGAGCAAGTGTATAACTTCTATTTTGGATCTAGCGCTGGAAGCAAAGACAAGACCAGCCATTTAGCGAATAAAAGCTGATATAATCACCAAAACAACAGAGGGCAGCATTATGAAAGAAACTACATGTAAGTTTGATATAGTAATTCATTGTGGCGGAAAGGGTAGCGGAAGGAAAAAAGGAAGCGCCAACAAAAAGAAGAATAAGCCGAAATGATCGACTTCCTAACATTAGTGATTGTTGGTATTGCATTATTGCAGCCAACTACAGATCGAAAGATTGTAGCGATGATATTCGCATCACTAACGTTTATTCATAATGAATTCTTATATGGGCTTGAAGGTCTTTTATATTACGACACAGACGCGCTTTTCTACATTATAATTATTTCGGCGATTGGCTTTGTAAATAGTAAGTCACAGCTAATTGATGACCTCCAGAAAATAAGTATCGCCGCTGTTGCTTTAGACTATTTCGGGTGGTTTATCTGGATGGCGTACATGCCTCCAACAGGATATAACGTGGCTTTTATGGCTCTTTACGCATGGACAATATTTATTCTACTAAGGGGAGAGCCTAAACATGATGGATCTACTGAAATGGATAGAAGGCATTATTCTATTCTCTCTAATGCTTATTCAAGGCATATTATCAATAATCAACACTAGAAAGCGCAATGAAACAAGAAATGACTCAACATCTAGCCAATGCAGCATCAAGCCCAAAGGTTGCAGCGGCTGT